CTCAGAACCTACATTGACGATGCGACCAACGCGGCCAAGCGCGCCCAGCAAGTCACGGCCAATGCATTCAAGGGGATGGAGACGGCACTGACCCAGTTCGTCATGACCGGCAAGCTGGACTTCAAATCCCTGGCCGATTCGATCATTTCTGACTTGGTGCGCATCCAAATCCAGCGCGCCATCACGCTGCCTTTGGCTAATGTGATGAATGGTGCGATGGCTGGGCTGGATTTGGGCCCGATGTGGGGCAGCCTGTTCCCTTCGGCCCAAGGCAATGTGTTCGAAGGCCCAGCCCTCTCGGCCTACCGCAACACGGTGGTTGATCGCCCGACGCTGTTCCCGTTTGCCCAGGGTGCAGGCTTTGCGAGCGTGCCTCGCATCGGCCTCATGGGAGAAAAACCCGGCAGCCCAGGTGAGGCCATCATGCCGCTCACGCGCATGCGCGATGGCGATCTGGGCGTGAAAGTCCATGGCGGTGGCAGCACGGTGATTGTCAACGTCATCGAGGCTGCTGGCAAAGGCGGTCAGCAACAGCAGCGCACCGACAGCAACGGCAACCAGGTGATCGACGTCTGGGTGGAGCAGATCACGGCTAAGGTCTGGGGCGATGTGGCGCGCGGAGCCGGTCCTGGCCCGGGCGTGCTGGCCAACACCTATGGCCTGAACCGCGTCGCAGGCGCGTACTGATCGGGGGACACATATGGCCACCTGGCCCACAACCTTGCCTCGGCCCTTGGTCGCGGGCTATGCGATCGCGCCCGTGGATGTCACCGTTCGCACCGACATGGAGGCTGGAACGCCCCGTGTGCGCCGCCGCAGTGCTGCGCGCAATGACCAAGTGAGTGCGTCCTGGCGTTTCTCCGATGCCCAAATGGCAGCGTTTCGCGATTGGTTCGATGGCAACTGTGCCAATGGAGCCAGTTGGTTCACGGTCGACCTGAACACCGGGGACGCCGGACTGCGCTCGGTCCAGGCCCGCTTCGTTGGCCCCTGGCAATCTGAGATGCAGCCTGGCCCGCGTTGGCAGGTGAGCGCCAAACTGGAGGTGCGGTGATGCCGGATGACACTTTGAGCCTGGCGATCTAGGAAGCCTACGCCAGCGCACCTTCGAACCTGGTGATTCACCACACCCTGGAGATCTGGCATCCAAACTTCACCACGCCGATCCGGGTTGTGCGCGATCACGTGGATCTCACGGCCAAGCTAGAGTCCAGTGCGCCTCGCAACGCCGGTCAGTACGTCACCTTTGTGGGCTACGCCTTTGATGTGGTGCCGCCCGAGGTCACGCACACCGCCGTGCCGCAATGCGTGATTGAGATCGACAACGTCAGCCGCGACATCCTGGCCAACGTGGAGGCGTCCATGAACGGACAGCCTGGTAGCAGTGAATTGATCACCGTGACCTACCGGGCATTCCTGTCCTCAGATCTCACGACTCCGCAGAACAACCCACCGCTCACGCTCACTGTGATGTCGATCTCGGCCACGGTGTTTCGGGTGCGTGCCACCTGTGGGTTTCCGAACCTCGCCAACCGGCGGTTTCCTGGCCTGGATTACACGGCCGAAGTATTTCCTGGACTGATTGCGCAATGAACCCTTCAAACCATGATGACAGCGCACCGCACTGGGCCAGCCAGTACATCGGCCTGCCCTGGGTGGCGGGCAGCAGCGACTGCTGGTCGTTTGCGCGTCGTGTCTGGCGTGAACGATTTGGCTGGGACGTCGCGGTCATTGATGTGGATGCGGCCAGTCGCTTGGCCTCTCTGCGTGCCTTTGACGATCATCCGGAATACGGCCATTGGCAAAACGTGAGCGAGCCACGTGAAGGCGATGCCTGTTTGATGGGCAAGTCCGAGCGCCCGAGCCACATTGGCATCTACCTGGAGGCCGATGGGGGTGGTGTGCTGCATTCCCTGGAAACCGCTGGTGTGGTCTTCACCCCGGAGGCTGCATTGCCCAGCGTGGGCTTGAGGGTGCTGTCATGGCATCGACGGCGCTGATTTCCCACAGCCACCCGTTCGCCCACAGCATCACCGTCCGCCATCCGTTCCATCCGCACCAGGACCGCCAGATCATGGCGATCCCGGGGCCGGTCCCCTTGCGTGCGCTGGTGCCTGAGATGGATCAGCCCATCCTGGTACTGCGAAACGGCGAAGCGCAATTGCGGGCCATGTGGGACCAGCCGGTTCGCAGCGGGGATCTGATCGCCATCATCGTGCTGCCGCAAGGCGGTGGCGGTAGTGGTTCCAACCCATTGCGCATGGTGCTGATGCTGGCAGTGATGGTGTATGCGCCGGTATTGGCTTCTGAACTCATCGGTATCAACGGTGCTGCTGTCCTGGGCTCCATGGGCGTGACAGCGGTGCAAGCCGGCGCCACCATGTTGGGCATGGCCTTGGTCAATGCGGTGATCCCGCCACCCAAGCCCACTACCGCCCAGCAAGCCGCAAGCCTGGCGGCCCCGTCGCCCACCTACAACCTGCAAGCGCAGGGCAACATGGCCCGGTTGGACCAAGCCATTCCGGTGCAATACGGGCGGGTGTGTGCCTATCCGGACTTTGCCGCACAGCCCTACGTGGAGTACGCGGGCAACGAGCAGTACCTTTACCAGCTTTTATGTCTGGGCATGGGAGATTACGAGATCGAAGCGGTTCGCATCGAGGATACGCCGGTCGCGAACTTTGCTGAGATCGACTACGAGGTCATTGCCCCAGGCGGTGTGATCACCAAGTTCCCGACCAATGTGGTCAGTTCCGTGGAAGTCTCAGGGCAGGAATTGGCCGGGAGTCTGGCGGCGACTTACAGCCAGTCTGGGACGACCATCACCGTCAGCTTGGCCGCGCATGGCTATGCAGCGGGCCGGGCGCTGTACCTGGATTTCAACTCTGGCACGTCTGTTGATGGCGCCTACACCGTTGCCACGGTCCCAAGCGCCGACACCTTCACAGTGACGGCGGCCAGCAGTCTCTCGACCAGCGGCAACGTTACTCTGCAGCACTACATCGGTGGTTTCGTGGCCAATGCTGCTGGCACCCAGGCCAATACCCTGGGGCTGGACTTCGTGCTCTCGCGCGGGCTGTATGAGGCCCAAACCGACGGCACTTTGAGCGAATTGACGCTGTCGCTCGCCATTGAGGCGCGGATGGTCAACGATCTGGGCGTGGCAACGGGCAACTGGTCGATGTTGGGGCAGCGCTTTTACACGGCCAAGACCACCACGCCGCAGCGCTACTCGGAGCGTTTCACCGTGGCGGGTGGCCGCTACGAAGTGCGTGTGCGTCGCCTGGATGCCAAGCAGACCGACACCCGCTTTGGCCATGAAATCCTCTGGGGTGGTCTGCGAGCCTACCTGCCTGAGACGCGAACCTTTGGCAATGTGACCTTGATTGCGTTGCGCATGCGTGCGTCCAACAACCTCTCGGCCCAAGCCTCGCGCAAGATCAATGTGGTCTGCACCCGCAAATTGCCCGTGTGGAATGGCAGCAGTTGGTCATCGCCAGTGGCCACACCGAGCATCGCTTGGGCGCTGGCCGATGCCTGCCGCAACACCACCTACGGTGCCAAGTTGCCCGATGCGCGGTTGGACCTGGCCGGGCTGAAAGCGCTCGATGCGCTGTGGGCCAGCCGGGGCGACGAGTTCAATGCCCGGTTCGATTCGGCGCTGAACTTTTGGGAGGCGATCACCAAGATCGCGCAGGCGGGGCGAGCCAAGCCGTACATGCTCGGCGGCATCATCCGGTTCACCCGTGATGGCGCGCAGAGCCTGCCGGTGGCCATGTTCTCGATGCGCAACATTGTGCGGGGCAGTTTCGGTGTGGAGTACCTGCTGCCGTCGGACGACATGGCCGATGCCGTAGAAGTCTCGTACTGGGACGCCGAGGTCTGGGCCACACGCCGTGTGACTGCCAAACTCACTGGCAGCACAGCAGCCAAACCCGCCCGAATCGAGCTCTTCGGTGTCACCAGTCGCCAGCAGGCTTACCGCGAAGGGTTGTACCAGGCAGCGAGCAACCGATACCGCCGCCGATTGGTGAAATTCACCACCGAGATGGAAGGTTTCATCCCTGCGTTTGGCGACCTGATCGCCATCCAGCACGACATGCCGGCCTGGGGCCAGTTTGCCGAATGCACAAGCTGGAATGCGGCCAGCCGAACACTCACGGTGTCGGAGCCGCTGACCTGGAGCACTGCCAATCATTACATTGGATTTAGGACCAAAGCCGGTGGCGTGG